CAGAACCTTGATCTGATTGGGGACTCATTACGATCCTGAATGAAGATTCAATTATTGATATCGCACCTCTGAATCAGATCAAGGTTCTGTCCTACAAAGACAAACAGGACTGGACTCTGGAACAGAAATACAACATTGGTAAGAGAGGAAAGACCGAAGAGGCTGAATAAATATCTCTGAGTCTTTCGTGCAGACTCTACGAATGTCGGAAACCCCTATAAGACGGTGTAGTTATTACTACATCGTCTTTTTTCGTATCTGTTATAATTAGTATGTAAGAGGTTCGGGTTCTACGGAACCCCCTTTTACGCCAAAGATGCCTTCGGGGTCTTTACTTAAAATACTCGCTTACTAAGGAGAACTATGTCTACACTAGCAAGGTATAATGTTGCCAACATCGACCAACTAGTCGATCGCATCGCAAGAAATAGTATCGGGATGGAGGATTACTTTAATCGTATCTTCACTCTTGATTCCACTAACAATTATCCACCATATAATCTCGTTTCTGTAAACGAAGACGAATCAAGACTAGAGATTGCTCTAGCAGGTTTCGGTAACGAAGATGTAAAGGTATATACAGAAAGAGGCAAACTGACTGTTGAGGGATCTAAGGTTGATAAGACCTCTGATGACGCATACGTCCATCGTGGACTCGCACAGAGATCTTTTACAAGATCTTGGAACATTGCTGAAGATACCGAGATCAAATCCGTTGACTTTATTAATGGTCTCTTGACTGTTGTGATGGGTCGTGTGGTTCCTGAGAAACATCAGAGAAAACTTTGGTTTGGAACTGAAGACAATTCATAGTATGATCTGATACTAAAAGTGTATCACTGTGATACACTTTTTCTATATAATAATGTATCACGGAGGACGACTTATGAATCTCACAGCCGCCACTCTTACAATTGGGACCGTAATGACTCTTTTTTTCAATGGGGCCATTGGAAGCACATTTTCCTAATGGACCCCCTAAAGTAGAAATCTTTCTAACAACTCCATAAATAAAACTGAATATCGTCGCCACTGACGGAGGGGTAACTGGCCAAATCCAGTTGACACCCCTCTTTTTTGTTGGTATAATTTTTTTAGGAAAAACTGTAGAAAAATGAGTGTAAAACTTTTAACACTGAAATCCACTGAGGATGTGATCGCAGACGTTCAGGAGATGATTGTTGAGGAAAAGGTTGTTGGCTATTACCTCAAGTACCCTTGCAAGGTTCGACTCATTGCTGATATCTATGAGCAAAAAGGATCTACCCGACTCCCATCAAAGATTCAACTTCTTCCTTATATGCCCTTGAGTAAGGAGAAGATGATTCCTGTAGTTGCCGACTGGGTAGTCACAATCACGGAACCAGTTGATCAACTTTTAAATATGTACATTGACGGAGTAAACAAGTATGAAGCCCCTGAAGATTTTAATACTGATGAACAATCAGAAACTTCTGACGCAGATTGAAGAAGTTGCTGGTGAACTTGGTGATCCAGATTGTAAGTTGATTGAACCATTTGTCCTTTCAGACGACGGGACATTATCCCCTTGGTTGGTTGACATTACAAAACAAAACACCTTCATGATTCACTCTGACAAGATCTTGACTCTTGTAGACCCGAATAGTAAACTATCTGAGAAGTACGAAGACCTGGTTAAGTAATGCGCTTTTATACTAATGTCCAGGTCGTTGGTAACAACTTTCTGGTTCGTGGATATGAAAACGGGAGAAGTGTTATCTTCAAAGAAGAATACTCTCCCACTTTGTTTGTCAAATCAAATAGAGAGACAAAGTATAAAACTCTAGAGGGTGAAACTGTAGAACCCATTCAACCAGGTACGGTAAGAGATTGTAGAGAATTTTACAAAAAGTATGACGATGTAGATGGATTCAAGATCTACGGTAATGACCGTTATGTTTTCCAGTACATCTCTGACAAATATCCTGAAGATGAGATCAAGTTTGATATCAAGAAGATCAATCTTGTAACGATCGACATCGAGGTTAAATCTGAACAGGGATTCCCTGATCCTGATTCGTGTTCTGAGGAGTTGTTGACCATCTCCATTCAAGACTATGCGACTAAGGAGATCAATACCTGGGGAAGGAAACCTTACACACCTACACAAGATAACGTAACCTATCACTATTTTGAGGATGAGATCGCAATGATCAACTCATTCCTCTATCACTGGAGTCAGAATCCTCCAGAGGTTGTGACTGGTTGGAACTGTCGTCTATACGATATCCCATATCTTTGTGGTCGTATTGATCGTGTTATGGGTCAGAAGAAGATGAAACTTCTGTCTCCCTGGGGTATTATCAGTCAAGAAAGTATTACGATCATGGGTCGTGAATTCAATACTTTCGACATTGCTGGTGTCACCACACTGGACTATCTTGAACTGTATAAGAAATTCACTTACACAAACCAAGAGAGTTATCGACTGGATTATATCGCCCAGGTAGAACTTGGACAGAAGAAACTCGACCACTCTGAGTTTGATACCTTCAAAGATTTCTACAATGGTAATTGGAAGAAGTTTGTAGACTACAACATCATTGACGTGGAACTTGTTGACCGTATGGAAGACAAGATGAAACTGATTGAGTTGGCATTGACCATGGCATATGACGCCAAGGTGAACTTTGTCGATGTGATGTATCAGGTTCGTATGTGGGATACGATCATCTACAACTATCTGAAGAAACGAGATATTGTGATTCCTCCCCGTGACCGAACGGAGAAGGACAAGAGGTATGAAGGTGCGTATGTGAAACAACCTGTCCCTGGTGTCTATGACTGGGTGGTTTCGTTTGACTTGAACTCACTGTACCCTCACCTGATGATGCAGTACAACATCTCACCCGAGACTCTGGTGGAGGAGAAACATCCTTCTGCAACCATTGACAGGATCCTGAATAAGGAGATCACCTTCGAGATGTACAAGGACTATGCAGTCTGTGCCAACGGTGCAATGTTCCGTAAGGACATCAAAGGGTTCATGCCTGAGTTGATGGAGAAGATGTACGCAGAACGTAAGATCTTCAAGAAGAAAATGCTCCAGGCAAAACAGGAGTATGAGAAGACTCCTACCAAACAACTTGAGAAAGATATTGCCAAGTTCAACAACTTCCAGATGGCTCGTAAGATCGCACTGAACTCTTGCTATGGTGCGATTGGTAATCAATACTTCCGTTTCTTCAAACTTGCAAACGCAGAAGCCATCACACTTTCTGGTCAAACATCTATCCGTTGGATTGAGAATAAGGTGAATGGTTATCTAAATAACCTGTTACAAACAGAAGATACAGATTATGTCATTGCATCTGACACTGACTCAATCTATATTAATTTCGGACCTGTTGTTACTAAATTTCTTAGTTCTAAATCTGGCGAAAAAGCAACAGTTGTATCGTTACTTAACAAGGTCTGCGAAGAGAAACTGGAACCTTTTATTGAACGTTCATATCAAGAACTGGCGACGTATGTAAACGCCTACGACCAGAAGATGCAGATGAAACGGGAGAACATTGCAGACCGTGGAATCTGGACAGCAAAGAAGAGATACATTCTCAATGTGTGGGATAGTGAGGGAGTTCGATATTCAGAACCCAAACTCAAGATCATGGGTATCGAAGCTGTGAAGTCATCGACTCCTGCTCCTTGTCGGACAATGATTAAGGATGCACTGAAGTTGATGATGAACGGTACGGAAGATGATGTCATCAAGTTCATTGATGAAGCAAGACAGAGGTTCAATAAGATGGATCCCGAGGATATTGCATTCCCCCGATCGGTATCTGATGTGAAGAAACATAAGAGTCACTCTACGATCTACGCAAAAGGTTCTCCTATTCACGTTCGTGGTGCTCTTCTATATAATCACTACATTAAAGAATATGGTCTTCAGAACAAATACTCCGAGATCAACAACGGTGAGAAGATCAAGTTCATTTATCTCAAGAAGGCGAACCCGATTCGTGAGAACGTGATCTCATTCATCTCCGAGTTCCCACGGGAGATTGGTGTTGACAAATACATCGACTACGAACTACAATTCAACAAAGCTTTCCTTGAACCACTCAAGACAATCCTTGATGCAATCGGATGGAATGTTGAAAAGACTGTAAACCTTGAATTATTTTTTGGCTGATGGATTTCCTTAAAGACATTGTAAAAGAGATTGGAGATGACTACACAAAACTCGCCGCAGACATCGACGACACTGAGTCTTATGTGGACACGGGTTCGTACATTTTTAACGGACTTGTTTCAGGGTCTATATTTGGTGGTGTATCTGGGAATAAGATTACTGCCATTGCTGGGGAGTCTTCTACTGGAAAAACTTTCTTCAGTCTTGCTGTCGTCAAGAACTTCCTTGATTCTAACCCTGATGGGTATTGTCTATATTTTGACACTGAAGCCGCTGTTAACAAATCTCTTCTCGCAAGTCGTGGGGTAGACCTGAGTCGGGTCGTTGTTGTAAACGTTGTTACAATTGAGGAGTTTAGATCCAAAGCTCTCAAGGCTGTAGATATATACTTGAAAAAGTCTGAAGACGAACGCAAACCTTGTATGTTTGTGTTAGACTCTCTGGGTATGCTGTCTACTGAAAAAGAAATCAGTGACGCTTTGGCAGACAAACAAGTTCGAGACATGACCAAATCTCAACTTGTCAAGGGTGCATTCAGAATGTTAACCCTCAAACTTGGTCAAGCAAACATTCCTATGATTGTTACCAATCACACTTACGATGTTATCGGATCTTATGTACCGACTAAAGAAATGGGAGGAGGCAGTGGCCTCAAGTATGCCGCCAGTACGATCATTTATCTCAGCAAGAAAAAAGAAAAGGATGGAACGACTATTGTCGGAAACCTTATCAAGGCTAAGACTGCTAAGTCGCGTTTGAGTAAGGAGAACAAAGATGTTACGGTGCGCCTTTATTACGATGAGCGTGGTCTTGATCGATATTATGGTCTTCTTGAACTCGGTGAACTCGGTGGTCTCTGGAAGAACGTTGCAGGTCGTTATGAGATAGATGGGAAGAAGGTCTACGCCAAGGCCATCTTGAAAGACCCAGAACAATACTTCACCCCTGAGGTGATGGAACAACTTGATGTAATTGCACGAAAAGAATTTAGTTATGGAGAGAGTTGAATTTCTTGTCCTCAAGAGTCTTCTACACAATGAAGAGTTTCTAAGAAAAACAATTCCCTTTATCAGAGCAGAATACTTTCAAGATCACAATCAGAAGATTGTGTTCGAGGAGATTGTTGACTTTGTAAATCAATACAATGAGACACCCACACAGGAAGTCTTGAGTATTGAGATTGAAAAGAGGAATGATATAAACGAGACATCATTCAAAGAGTTGGTTCACCTGGTCAGTAACCTGACTGAGGAACCACAGGAGTTTGAGTGGTTGTGTAACACCACAGAGAAGTGGTGTAAAGAACGTGCAATTTATCTTGCACTGATGGAGTCGATTCAGATTGCAGATGGTCAGGATGACAAGAAGTCTCCTGATGCAATCCCTTCTATCCTGTCTGATGCACTCAGTGTCAGTTTTGATAATCATGTGGGTCATGACTACCTACAAGACTATGAAGAACGATATGAGTTGTATCATAAGAAAGAAAGTAAGATCGAGTTTGATCTTGAGTACTTCAATAAGATCACCAAGGGTGGTCTACCAAACAAGACCCTCAATATTGCTCTCGCAGGTACAGGTGTTGGTAAGTCTCTGTTCATGTGTCACATGGCATCGTCTTGTCTTCTTCAGAACAAGAATGTTTTGTACATCACTATGGAGATGGCAGAAGAGAAGATTGCAGAACGTATTGACGCCAATCTTCTCAATGTAAATATTCAAGATATTACTGAACTTCCCAAACAGACTTTTGAAACAAAGGTAAACAATCTTTCTCAGAAGACACAGGGAACTCTTATCATCAAAGAATATCCTACTGCCAGTGCTCACAGTGGACACTTTAAGTCACTTCTTAATGAACTTGCACTTAAGAAGTCATTCAGACCTGACATTATTTTCATTGATTACCTTAATATTTGTGCTTCCTCTCGGTATCGGGGAGGCAGCAATGTTAATTCATATACGATTATTAAGTCTATTGCAGAAGAACTTAGAGGACTGGCTTGCGAAGCAAACGTCCCTATCGTATCTGCCACGCAGACCACTCGTTCTGGTTATGGTAGCTCTGATGTCGAGCTTACTGATACTAGTGAGTCCTTTGGACTCCCTGCTACTGCTGATCTTATGTTTGCCCTTATTTCTACCGAGGAACTTGAGTCCCTTGGACAGATTCTTGTGAAACAGTTGAAGAACAGATACAATGATCTCAGTATCTACAAAAGATTTGTTGTCGGTATTGATCGTGCCAAGATGAGACTGTTCGATTGTGAACAAGTTGCACAGGACGATCTCCTTGACAACAAACAAGAAGAGGAGTATAGTTATGATGAAAAACCCAAGAAGTCCTTTGACGGATTTAAATTCTGATGAAACTACGAAAGTATGAACATGAAATAGTGAAGTCAGATGCACCTCATTATTTCGAGGTAAAACTTGAAGATCATCCTAATGGGTTAAAACAACTTCATTGTGGAACAATGAGAGATCTTGAGTCCGTACTTGAAAGATATCCCAATTCAAAGTGGGAAAAGATCTATCTTCCTGGTGTACCAGAAACTGTAGAAGTACAAGCAACATCTGTTGAAGAACCTCTTGCACTTCCTACGATCAAAATTGAGGGTCAGGAGATCCCTATTCAACAAAATCTTCCCCAATCTGAACTTAAAGAACTTGAACTATGACCATTGATCCGCAAAAATATATTGACTTTGTTCGTCAAACCACAAGTCAAGAAAGTCTTGATTGGCCAACTCTGTCCGCTCGACTGACTCATCTTGAGATGCATGATGAGGCTAATGTTACTCAACTCCTCACTGCTGCTCTTGGTATTAGTGCAGAGGCTGGTGAGTTTACTGAGGTTGTGAAGAAGATCTTCCTTCAAGGTAAACCTTATACTGAAGAGAATGTTTTTCACATGAAACGCGAACTTGGTGACATCATGTGGTATGTTGCTCAGGCATGTATGGCACTCGACATTACATTCGATGAGATTCTTGAGATGAATGTTGAGAAACTGTCGGCACGGTATCCTGAGGGTACCTTTGATGTTCACTATTCTGAAAACCGTAAGGAGGGAGACCTGTGATTAAAGTAGAATTAGACGTAAGACAAGCAGCATCTATTCGTCAGGTGCTATATAAAGAACAGAGTATTTACACATACGATCCAAAGTGTGTTCCTCCACGTATCGTTGACATTCGTGAAGTCATTGGTACTCTGGATACACAGATTGAATCTGAGCTTGAAGAGGCTGCAAAAGAGATTCAAAAACTTGAAGAAGAAGCTGCACCAGACTACGGAGTTGGTAAATGACATACGACTTTTCTTTCGCACATTCACCAGAAGGTTTCGATAATCATATCGACAAATCTATTCGAGGTTATTCAAACCTTCTGGATGACACTGTATCGTTCTCTCGATACTTCGTGGAAGATAATACTAAAGTCGTAGATGTTGGATGTTCCACGGGTAAACTCACCAAGATGATCATGGGTAACAATCCCAATCGTCAAGACGCACAATATGTTGGTGTAGAACTGGCTGGTAGTTTCTTTGGAAATCTTGATGAGAGACGTAAAGAAATCGAAAAAGAATATCCATGGGCATCGTTGGAGTGGGTCAAGGGTGATGTCACCAATTACGTATTCAATAATTGTTCTCTTGTGACTTCACTGTTCACTCTTCAGTTCATGCCTAAACCCACTCGTCAAGATACGATCAACAGTATCTACGAGGGTCTCAATGAAGGTGGTGCATTCATCTTTGCAGAGAAGTTGATGTGTGAGAATGCGTTCTTCCAAGAACTGTTGACATTCAATCACTACGACTACAAACGTAAATCCTTTACCCCAGAAGAGATCATGGATAAGGAGAAAGAACTACGTGATATGTTGAAACCAAATACTTGGGAAGAACTCAAGTCTATGATATGGTGTGCTGGTTTCAAAGACTGTCAGATCTTTTGGAGAAACCATCAGTTCGTTGGAGTTATTGCTATTAAGTAATGTGTGGAATCATCGGAGGTTTTGATCTCCCTCAAATCGAAAAGGGTCTCGATGCAATTGTTCATCGTGGACCAGACAATCAAGGAATCATTCAAACGGATAATGTCTATTTTGGACATGTCCGTTTGTCTATTATTGACACTAGTAGTGATTCCAATCAACCATTTGTCTATGGTAAAACTACCATGATCTTTAATGGTACGATCTGGAATTACAAGGAACTTAGAAAAAAACTCAATATCAAAACTAAGACTTCGGGTGATACTGAAGTTCTTTGTGCTATCTTGGATAAGTATGGTATCAAGGGTTTGAAGATGGTTGAGGGAATGTTTGCCATTGCATTCACTCAAGGTGATGGGTCAATCACTATTGTCAGAGACAGACATGGTGAGGTACCTCTTCATTATTCATTGACCAGTGGTCTATTCCCCTCATTTAGTTTCTGTTCAGAGATTAAAGGTCTTCTTGCTCTTGGTGAAAATGGACAGACCATTCAGATGTTGAATCCTGGTGGGTTTATGATAGTTACCTCTGATCATAGGGTTACAGAGGGATTGTGGTATAACATTCACGAACACATCACTGATACATCATCCTGGAATCAAACTGAATCACAGATCTGTATCGGTGACAATATCGAACAGGGTTCTTATGAGAGAACTGTGTCTGATGTTCCTGTAGCTTGTCTCCTGTCTGGTGGTATTGACTCTGCGATTACCACACTCGTTGCATCACAACATATTCCTAACCTGGTTACATACACCGCAGTTCATGATGAGAACTCGAAAGATTTAAGGTCTGCCAGAGAAGTTGCTAAATATTTGGGAGTCGAACTGAGAGAGGTTAAAGTTTCCCCTCCATCAGTCGATGACATCAATGATGTAATCAATACTATTGAGATGCCTTACAAGGCACAAGTTGAAATCGGTTACCCTTGTGTTCAACTTGCCAGAAGAATTCATGAAGATGGGTTCAAGGTAATCATGTCAGGTGAAGGGAGTGATGAACTCTGGGCATCCTATGGTATGAGTTATCATGGTATCAAAGATAAAGGTTGGACCAACTATCGAATTGGTTTATTCGGATCACAACATCGAAAGAACTTCGCAAGATGTAATAAGATCTTTATGAAGTATGGGATTGAGTGTCGTCTTCCCTTTCTGAATACTCAGTTGGTTGAAAACGCACTTGGTCTAAGTCAAGAGAAAGTGTGGGACGGAAAGTCAAGACCTAAAGCAATTCTTCAAGAAGCGTTTAGAGGGGAACTACCTGACGATATTATTGATCGAAAGAAAGTTGCCTTCCAGGACGGTATGGGTATCAAGTCTTTATACGAAGATGTTGTCGGAAATCCAAAAACATATTACACTACACAGTATAAGAATAAGTTTGCATGAAACTACCATATAACTTACAAGATGTATATGACGGTGAGGCTAAATCAAAGTTCACCGTGATCTCAACCTTTGCGGGTGGAGGTGGTTCATCCACAGGATACCGTCTTGCGGGTGCAAAGATTCTGTGTATCAATGAGTTTGTAGAAGAGGCCAGAAAGACATATGCTGCAAACTATCCATCAACACCGATTGTCCCTGATGATATCAAACAGTTGACTGGTAAAGACTTTCTCAATATCACAGGATTGAAACCAGGAGAACTTGATATTCTTGATGGATCACCACCATGTTCTGCATTCTCTGTTGCAGGATCTATGTGTCGTGGTGAGGGATCTAAACACTCTGATGGATGGGGTAAGACAAAGACTTATTCAGATGGAAAGAAAGTGGAGAATATCGAAGACTTGTTCTTTGAGTTCATTCGTGTGGCTGAAGGTATACAACCAAAAGTCATCGTTGCTGAGAACGTCAAAGGATTGACAATTGGTGAGGCAAAGACTTATTATGCTAAGATTACCAATGCCTTTGAGGATCTTGGTTATCTCGTCACATCAAAAGTGATGAAGTCATCTCACTACGGTGTAGGTCAGGCAAGAGAACGACTTATCTTTATTGCAGTTCGTCAAGACATTGCAGATAAGATTGGTTTGAATGTACTCACAGTGTCTTCACTCTTCCCTCCTACATCGTCTAAAGACACAACCATCGGTGACATCATTGATGGTGTCGAAAACGACCCTGAGAATATTCAGTCTTTGACCGATCATATGTTGAAGAGTGGTGTTTATCAAAGTGTCGTAAAGAAAATGCCAAAGAATCCTAAGAAGATTCTATCTGGCATGGACTATCACGAGAAAGGTCATTGTTTCAATACGAAGAGGGCATCATTCTATAAACCCTCTCCGACCTTGACAGCAAGTGGTGGTCTGATACACTGGAAGGAAGACAGAGTTCTTTCTGTTCCAGAACTTAAGCGCATTCAGTCCCTCCCCGACGACTTCATTCTTACTGGCTCTCACTCACAACAAACTGAAAGAGTTGGTAGAATGGTACCTCCCCTCATGATGAAGGCAATCGCCGAAAACATTTACAAAGAAGTTCTATCTAAATTATGAAACTACTTACTCTCGAAGATTATCAAAAAGCTGGTGAATCATTCTGGCCCAAGTATTGGTACGTTGCCAAAGAACTTGGTGAAGATGCCAAGGCAGAAGACATCCTTAAAGTCATGGAAACTCTTGGTGGTGTGGCTCTCAAGGTTGCTCTTGAGGAAAAACTGACAGGACCCTTCGGTTTTAATAAGAAAGACGAATCAGATACATCAGAAGAATAAATATTCAAAAGAGAAAAATCATATGCTCTCGACTCAATATCGGCTTCGGCTAGAGTTCATTTGCAAATGTATCGCAAATGGTGAAGAGGTTAAATTGGATGACATGATCTGGGCAGAGAAGTTATCAAAGGCTAATACAACTGCCCGAGAAATGTTAAAGAAAGCAAGAAGACAGAACTCTCAAGATATTCAAGAGGGTACTATTGATGATTTTATGAATAGGATGGGTTTAGGTGACCCCGATCCATCCAACTACAAAACGGGGTTCGATGGTGCCGATGAAATTATCGATTGGTTCCGACAAGATAAACCAGATGATTGGAGGCAACGTGACTAAATTTTTAATGTTTACAAAAGAATCTTGCGGACCATGTGGTCTGGTCAAGAGATATATTACTGCCCTTAAGGATCCCCGTGAGAGTTCTATTCAAGAGATTTATCTTGAAGACGTAAGTGATGAACCCATTCCTGAAGAGAATATTGAACTCGCAAGGAAGTATGGTGTGACTGCTACACCTGTTCTTGTCATTGCTGATGAGGAAGGAGAACTCTTAGAGACTTACATTGGTGGTGTACCCATTACACAAAACATTCGTAAGTTGTGGACAAAGTACGATGTCTGAAAAGATTACACCTGAGACATACGAAAAGATGAATGAGGAGTTTGAGGAGGAAGGACTTGCTTTCCGAATCATTGTTCCTACCCAAAAACAAATTGATGAGTGGATTGAAAATGACCGAAACAACTGACGAGAATATCAAGAAACTAAACGCCGTTCTAGACATGGAATCCGACGCCGAGTTAATTGACGAAACGTTTTACGTTTGGGAGACTCGATTTGGTCTGTGGAGTACAATGACCCAAGAGGGACGGAAGATGTTGACGGGTCTCACAAAAGAAGCTGTTGTAGATATGACACGATGGCATCTTAAGTGTGAACAGGAAGGTTGGCCACCTGGATCTGTGAGGGTCATTAATAATGGTATCGTTGGTGGTAAACTGTGAAGTTTGATTTGAGTATGGAGGATTACACCATCATCCTCAATTCACTTCACTATTATAAAAAGGTAGAGAAGTATCCCAACTTTGCTCACTTTGATGAAAAACGAATCAACGCATTGAGGGATAAGATGGCACATCAATTGGTCTGGAAACAGGAAGAGACATAAATAAAGATAAGAAAAAGTAAATTGTAAACAGATGTCTTCATCAATGCGTAACTTTATGGAAGCCTATTCGGCTGTCCATAACACCGAAGCTAAAGAAGCATTGACTTCTGGAAGAGATGAGATCACTGAAATGAATCTCTCATCTTTGACTCAATCGGATCTTGACGAGATTGTAGAAAGTGTACTGGAAGAGATGTTCCAGAAGGGTTACTCTGTTGACTCTGCACACACAATCTTCAGCGAGATGTTCGTTGAGTCAAACATCAAGGGAAGACAGGAAAAGATTGACAGACTTTGTGAGTCCCTGAACAACGCATTTGAAGTCATTGACTCCAAGGCATCAACTGTTGCAATGGAAGAGTTTGTAACCTATAGAAATAACAAGAGACTTCAAGAGTCCTGGTCTGCAAGATTCAATCAAGAGAAGAGAATCGAGAGAACCCACAATCAGTTGGTTGCACAAGAGTCATTGAACGTTAAGACTCTTCTCCTCAAGTTGGTTGAAAAGGCTGACAAGTCATATCTTGAGACAGATATGAAGAAGAGACAAGCCAATAACGAGAAGGCTCGTAAGGACATGGAGAAGATGGGTACTTCCATGAAGAACCCTCACTTTGAAGAAGTATCACAAATCCGTAAGGGTTGGGGTGATGCATATGCATCCATCTACGAGAAGAAACTTGATCCCGTTGGTTCAGAAGATGGTGACGTAGATAATGACGGTGATAAGGATTCTTCAGACGAGTATCTGATGAAACGTCGTAAGGCCATCGGTAAAGCGATGGGTAAGAAGAAGGATGTAAAAGAAACCTACACTGTCACCGCTGCTGACAAGAAAGGTAACACCAAAGCATATCAGAACTACAAAGCTGGTATGAAGAAGAAAGATGGTAGCCCAATGTACAAGGCTGCTGATCACATGAAGGAAGGTGTCCGTGACATGGATCCCGAGAAGGGAACCAAAGAGAGAAAAGAAAGACTTGAGAAGAAACGTGGTATGAAGATGGATGACCATCCTCAGTTCACCAAAGAGGAGATGGACCGTATCGAAGCCATTGTAAATAGCTGGGAAGACTGATAACGTGGTCTGATGGACGTTTTTAAATATTTGAAGAAGGCTGATGCTTTCCTTGTCGAGAACGATGAATCTCAGGCAAGGAAAGATGCTGAACGTGCTGGTGGTGTAACGTCAAAGTTCGGTAAGTATTATAATGATAAAGGTCAGTATGTTGGTAAGGTTGTAGGAGATAAATTTCAAGCAGCATCTAAGGATGAACTTCTTGATAGGATGGCAAAGTCTCCTGCAGGACAGGCTGAACCAAAAACACTTTCTCAGTTTAAGAAAGAAGTTCCACAAGAACCTCAAGCATCTGTTGGTGATCAGATGGGAAGAGTTATTCCTGGTGGACCAACATCTACTGCTGTTGATAGTGGTAATGTAAAGGAGATTGAAAAAGGTTTGATGCGTGGTCGTGGGAACGTCATGAGTCCTGCGAGAAAAGATCAGATCAAACAACAAGCACGTGATATTCTTGGTCAACTAGCTGCAGAAAAAGAAGCTGAAGATAAACAAAAAGAAGTAGCAGATGCACAAGCTGAGGCAGAACTTGCGAAGAGTCAAGCCGAGATTCAAGCAATAAATGATGCTGAGACTGAACAGATAGATGTTGATGACTACAAAACTCTTGATGATGTTGTAGCAGAAACGCAGGATGAGATTGATTATGCAAATGATGATGAGGCATTTGATAGTGAATATGAGGAGTTCACTAAAGAAGCTGAGACAATGATGAAGACTCTGGCTGATCGTCAGAGAAAGATGATGGAGAAAAAGTTTGCAAGATTCCAAGAATCTTTGTCAACTATTCCAAGTGCAACTGACAAGAGATCATTCCTTCAGTCAATGGCACACGCAAAGACATTTGAAGGTAGAGTGAATGCTGGTGCAGGTAAGAACAATCTTGGATATGCTGATGTTCAAAACCTCATGGCAAACCGTGACCGTTTATTGGAGGGATATGGTGATGGATCTCCAGAGCAGATCAAAAAGTTTGTTGACTCAGTAAGATCTAACAAAGTATCTGATGAGTTTATTGATGCATCTTTTGATATTCTTCCAGATACATTTAAGAAATCCTTGAGTGGTAAGGGTCAGGTTACTAATGATAAGTATGTGTCAGATGATAAGGCACATAAGGACATGCACTATCTCGGTAGAAACGAAGATGGAACAGTAAGACGAGGTGCTGCTAATAATAAGGATAGAGCAAAATTAATGTGGAGAATATATCTCGAACAGGGTGGTCGTGACGCATATACAGGTCTTCCTCTTGACCTTGGTGCCATGGACTTAGAACATGTTCGTGGTTTTAATAACAAAGATGATGGAGCTCCTGGTAAAGAACAGTGGGAACAGAGAGAAAATGATGATAACTTTACACTGATCAACTCCAATATCAATCAGAAGAAGGTTGATATGTCTATGAAGGACTTCTTTGAAAGAGAAGTTGATGTCCATAAGGATAAGTCAGAAGAAGATTTTGGTGGTATTGAAAAATTATTTGAGAAACAAAATCAAATCGGTGATGTTGGTGATCAACTTGTAAAGACACTTCTTGGTCAAGGTGGTAAGGGTCTTGGTGACGGAGTTACTAGAGAAATTTTACAAATGCACTTTGGTGAGGATGATGGTAGGTACACAAACCTGAGAAATGAGTTCCGTAAAGTTGCAACAGATCCTAAGGATAAGAAGAAAGCAGCTGGTATGAAGTCGAAACTTGGCAAACAATTACTCAAAGCAACAGGATTGAGTAGAGGTATTACTGATAAATCTGGTAGAAGAACAGTTGCACTTCAGGAAAATGTATATCGTGGTTTCTTACAATCCATGGCTAATGCAGAACCAGGAGATAGACAGAGATATATGGATGGTTGGGCAGAAGCAATTGCTGCAGGAAACGAAGCAAGAGAACCAAAGGCTGTCAATAAAAAATTAATTGAACTTGGTCTTATCGATCAGGATATTCTTGATGATAAGAAGGCTGGTAAGGTATTTAAGGAGGAGTATGAGACAGTCAAAAGAGTGTCCACTTCTTATGGAAAGTCCTTCCTTTCCAAGTATAATAAGAACAACAAGTTCTTCTAATAAATACAATATAAGGTATTGATAGAAATGAAGAGTTTCTTAAATTTCTTTTCTGAGGCAAGACAGACCAAGGCTTCCACTAAGGCGAAGCAACTTGGTCTGAAAGGTGATGGTCAAGGAAACTGGGTAGATAAGACTGGTAATATCGTAGCAAGAACTGAAGCTGGTGAACTTAGGTTCACGAGTAGAAAAGGTGGTGCGGAAAGAGAAGAACCAGGTAAGACACCACAATATAAAACTCCAGAAAGAGAAACACCAAAGAAAGTTACACAACCTGAGGTAGAAACTGGTAAGAGAGAAGGTGGAGAGGAAGAAGGTAACGAAGTCAAGGGTGGTGATAAGGAAGGTCAAACACTAACTCTGGTGTTCGGTAGATTCAATCCACCAACTGTAGGACACAAGAAACTTCTTGATGCTTCTGCACAAGTTGCTGGTGACGGTGATCTAAGAATCTATCCTTCAAGATCATTTGATCCGAAGAAGAACCCTCTTGATCCAGGTCAGAAGACTGATCTGATGAAGAAGATGTTCCCCGATCATGAGGAAGCCATCGTCAATGATGAATCTGTAAAGACAATCTTTGATGCTCTGAAGATTGCAAATGGTGAGGGTTATTCAAATATCAAGATCGTTGTAGGTTCTGACAGAGTTGCTGAGTTTGATAGTCTCGCACAGAAATACAATGGTGACTTGTATGAATTCGATGAGATTGAAACTGTCTCTGCTGGTCAGAGAGAAGATGATGCCGAAGGTGTAGAGGGTATGTCTGCATCGAAGTTAAGAAAGGCAGCAGCAGAGAATGACTTCGAGACATTCAGATCTGGTATCCCCGATAACGTCGATGACAAGACTGTCAAGACAATCATGACCACTGTCCGTAAGGGTATGAAGGTCGAAGAGGGTTGGTCACTCTGGCAAATTGCTCCTAAGTTTGATTGGAAGAGTCTCCGTGAGAACTATATCACTGGTAAGATCTTCAAGATTAATGAGATGGTTGAAAATCTCAACACTGGATTGGTTGGTAAGATTGTTCGTAGGGGAACAAACTATTTGATCTGTGTCACAGAAGAAGACATCATGTTCAAGTCTTGGATTCGTGATCTCCGTGAGTACAATGAAGTCAAGATGGATAGTAAGGTCAGAGTCAAAGGTAAACCCAACACTCTTGCTGGTACCACAGGATACTTCAAACATGTTGCTGATATGACACCAGGATTTGAGAAGGGTGAGAAGACTAATCTTCAAGACGGTGGTAAACCATATAAGGGACCTAAGTCAAATTTTAGAGAATTTCTAAATAACTACAGGAAAAAGAGTATCTGATCTAGTAAAATGAAAAGAAATAAACTTTCTGATTGGAGAGAGGATCTCAGAGAAATTGTTGATGTCGAACCAAAGACTGATAAAAAGTCTGAGAGAAAGATCGACACGAAAGAAGTAAAGAATAAAATTGTCATCAATCCACAGATGACAGAAGCATTTGAAGCGATGGGTGCTACCATTCTTGAGATGGAAGAGGTTGATGAGGAAACTCTTGAAGAGAAACTCAGCAAAGAAGAAATGGAGAAGATGCAGGATGAGAAAGATAAGAAAGAAGGTAGAGTACCAGGAAGGATCAAAGAGGATCTGTCTGCAACTCAGATGAAGAGAGCAAGAAAGGAAGGAGAGATTGCTCGTATTGATATGAAGATTGCTAAAGAGAAAAAGAGAATGAGTAAAGATACACAGTTAGAACCAGTTCAAGAGAAACTTGATTTGAAGAAGGCTGATATGGGTGAGGTCATTACAGACTTCCGTAAATCAGACGCACCTCAATTCAAAGGTAAGTCCGATAAGAAGATTCAGAAGATGGCCATCGCTGCTAAGTTAGAAGCAGATCGTGGTCCACAGAATGAGGGGTTGTCTATCGATGACCAGATGAGAATCTCTAGAGAATATAATAGAAAGTCTCCTGAAGAAAAGAAGGCAATGAATAAGAAAGCCTTGGGTACCATCAAAAAGGTAAAACGTGAGAAGGATACAAGAACAGATGCTCAGAAGATGACTGATGCAACTGGTCCTCGTCCTGGTTCTCGTTATAGAGGTGATTGATACTATATAAGATAGTATTAGGTATTGACCATGTTTGCATTTTTACTACCACTGGCATCAAAGATCATCACAGATGCAGTTGCAAAAATTCCTGACAATGAGGAACTGGGTGAAAAACTGATTGACATTTGTATCATCATTCTTGAGAAAGCAGTCAAGTTGACCAAGACTGATATGGACGATAAACTCCTGCTCACGGTCGTTCAAGCCATTAGAGCAAGAGAAGAAGCTTGATGTATAGGAGACAACTGTCTCCTATTTTTTTATAAATATTTGAAAGAAAGTAACTTTACAAGGGCACAAAGACATGGCACTTTGGGGAAACAACGACAATGTGGGATCTGCAGGTACAGTTTCCCTTAATTACGCAACTGGAGCAGTAACTGGTACTGGAACATCGTTCGGTATTGCTGGTGGTTGTTCGGAAGGTGATGTTATCCGTTTCGGTCAAAGAGGAAGTGGTAACACATATTACGGTGATGCTGTCATCGTAAGTATCGCTAACTCTGAGTCACTGACCATCGGTTCGACCATGGGTCTGAGTGGTGCAGCTATCGCTGGTGCTGAGTTCACCGTATCTCAACTTCCTAAGTCATCTGTTCTGGATGTCAAGTATAGCGAAGCAGGATATGGTACACCTGACTCTGTAGTCTATGGTGTTGAGAATGGTCCTGACCTTCTCCTTGGTGCTAACACTCAGTACAACGTTGACGCTGAAGGTTGGGTTGGTGTTACAACCTATCTCGACAACGAAGGTAACTTGAGAGTTAAGAAAGAGACATTGGTTGCAATGTCTGGTATCACTACATCTACTGCGTTCCCTTACCCAACACCTGAATGATAAATGTTAATTAATGAATTGAATGAGGAGAACTTCCTCATCTTTGCAATTAAAAATTATGAAAATCCACAGGCTGTAACACGGGAGGATTTTGATAAAGATCTGAGTCGGTTCAGATATATCAAAAGACTCCTGAAAAGATACAAGACGACTGGTGATTTAAAGGTTCATCTTCTGGTGAACCATTTTATTATTCTTTACAATATCTTTGGTGACGCAACAACTCCAATGTTGTTTTATAAGATTGATAAAAACTTGTGGTCAGCCATAAAATCATTTGTGGTCTTCCTTAATAAGTTACCTGATTACCCCCACACATATATCCATGAGATCGAATTAGATCAAACTTGTTTAGATGCACTTAATGGTATAACCAATGGATAAAGACAAAATTGATAGGTTTGTAGATGCATTTCGTACAGCAATGTATAATGAGTTCAGTGTCAATGAGGAAGGCATGGTGGCAAATCCTCCTGGGGGATCTGGCGGATTTAGTGGCTCCTCCCCTGCTGCTGGTCCTACTGCTGGTTATGATTCCACCCTTAAATTAGACGGTCGTAATAAGTTTGTTAAACGTGCCATCAAAGATCTGATGGATAGACAACAGAAGAGAAAGGAAAGAAAGGCTAAGAAGAAAGCGTTGGACTACAATCCATACTTCAAACCTCAGAATGGACAATCAAGTTAAGATTGCTGTATTAGAACAGAAGATAGAAGACCTGAAACCAATTGTTCTCAGGATCGATACTGCAATCCAAAAATTATCTGAAGTAAATACTACTGTGAGTAGAATGCTTGCAGTTCATGAAGAGCGAATCTCAAAACAAGAAGAAATTGACACTGTATTGTTTGCAAAGATTGACAAACTCCGTGATAAAATGGACGGGGATCATGACATCGTATTGCAAAGAATACGTGGACTAGAGAGAAGGGTCTGGATGGCAGTCGGTGGTCTTGCTGTCCTGTCCATAGGTATGAGAGTTATAACAGCGTTCCCACAGGTCTTGACAGGACCTCCAGTAGTCCCTACAATAGAGACGAGTTATACTAGGTGATATGGATTTTATTGATGTTAAGTACATCAATCTGATTTCCTCCCGACTACCAAAGTTCAAAAAGGTAAAACCACATCTGTACAACTTTCGTTGTCCGATCTGTGGTGACAGTCAGAAGCAAAAGAATAAGGCACGAGGGTATCTGTATCGCGTAAAGAACAATACCAACTACAAGTGTCACAATTGTGGTATCAGTATATCCTTCAATAGTTTCCTGAAGGATCTTGATCCAGAGACACACAAAGAGTATGTGTTCGAAAAGTTTAAGGATGGGAAGAGTGGTAAGAATTTCCAGACGGAAAATCCTGAGGACATATTCAAGAAACTAGATACATCGAAACCGACTTTCAAGAAGAAGATCGTGATCGATTTACCAGATGCATTTAGTGTTGATCAGTCCAAAAGATATCTCATGGATAGAGCTATCTTTACTGGGACATATTTCTATGCTGAGAACTTTCAAGAGTTTGTCAATAGTATCAAACCAGGGTCGTTCGATAATCCAAAGTTTGGAGAGAAACGTATTGTCATTCCTCTTGTCAGGAATAACAAACTGATTGGTGTTCAGGGGAGAGCACTCTCTTCGAACCCTATTAAATACTTAACCATCATGTTGGACGACGATGCTCCCAAAGTTTTCGGACTTGACACAATCGATAAGAAACTACCAGTCTATGTGGTCGAAGGACCCTTCGACAGCACTTTCATCAACAATAGTGTGGCTCTGTGTGGTAGTGATGGTGAAGTTAGTGATCTTGAAGGAAGCGACAAAGTTTTTGTATATGATAATGAACCCCGTAATAAAGAAATTGTTGCGAGAATTGAACGATGTATTGAACGGGGAGAACGAGTCGTCATCTGGCCCTCCAACATCAGGGACAAAGACATAAATGACATGGTTCTATCTGGACATAAAGTCCAAGAGATAGTAGAATCAAACACCTATAGTGGTTTACAAGCAAAACTCAAATTTACAACCTGGAAAAAGATATGAGCAACGGATTGAAAGTTACTAAGAGAAACGGTTCGGTCGAGAAACTGGATCTGGATAAGATGCACAAGATGGTTGATGAAGCAACCAAGGGTCTTGCTGGTGTGTCTGCAAGTCAGGTTGAGATGACTTCTGGTATTCAGTTCTATGATGGTATTACTACTGAAGAGATCCAAGAGATCTTGATCAAGAGTGCCTCTGACCTGATTGATCTTGACCATCCGAACTACCAGTTCGTTGCTGCACGTCTCCTCCTGTTCTCGGTCCGTAAGCAACTGTTTGGTAAGATGCATGAACTACCATCCCTGGTAGAACATATTCAGAAACTTGCTTATGAGGGTGTGTATGACAAGGGAATCTTCACCAAGTATTCTCTGGAGGAGATTCAGCAGGTTGAGAAGTACGTTGATCACCACCGTGATTACCTGTTTACCTATGCAGGATTGCGACAGGTTGTGGATAAATACCTAGTACAGGATAGAAGCAGTGGTACGGTCTACGAGACCCCGCAGTTCATGTATATCATGATTGCATTGACTATCTTCCAGGAGTACCCCAAAGAAACAAGACTATCCTATGTCAAAAGATACTACGACGCAATCTCCAGACACCGAATCAACATTCCCACACCTATCATGGCGGGAGTGCGAACTCCACTTCGACAGTTTGCTAGCTGTGTTCTTGTTGATGTTGATGACTCCCTCGATAGTATCTTTTCTAGTGACATGGCGATTGGTCGGTATGTTGCTCAACGTGCAGGAATCGGTATCAACGCGGGTCGAATCCGTGGCATCAACAGCAAAATCCGAGGCGGCGAAGTTCAGCACACTGGCGTTGTTCCGTTTCTCAAAAAATTTGAATCGACTGTCAGATGTTGTACTCAAAACGGCATCCGCGGTGGATCAGCTACGGTTCACTTTCCAATCTGGCACAAAGAAATAGAAGACATTATTGTTCTCAAGAACAACAAAGGGACAGAAGATAACAGGGTACGTAAACTTGACTATTCGATCCAGCTTTCAAAGATTTTCTACGAACGTTTCATCCAGGATGGAGAGATTAGCCTCTTCTCACCGCATGACGTACCAGGTCTCTATGACGCTTTTGGTACTGATAGGTTCGATGATTTATATGTGGGGTTTGAACGAGATGAGTCTGTTCCAAGAAAAACTGTCGGGGCTCAAGAACTCATTCTGGACCTTCTGAAGGAGAGAGCAGAGACTGGTCGTATCTACATCATGAACATCGACCATTGTAATAGTCACTCCTCCTTCAAGGACAAGGTGAATATGAGTAATCTGTGTCAGGAGATCACTCTTCCTACAGAACCCCTGAACCACATCGACGAGGAGATGCCTGGTGAAATTGCGTTGTGTATTTTGTCTGCCGTTAACGTGGGTAAAATTAAGTCGGACGAAGAACTGGAGGATCTTTGTGACCTTTCGGTTAGAGGTTTGGAAGAGTTGATCGACTACCAGGAGTATCCGATCAAGGTTGCTGAGGTGGCTACAAAGGCCCGTAGATCCCTTGGAGTAGGGTTCATTGGTCTTGCACACTACCTTGCCAAGTTGGGTTATAATTACGATTCCCAAGAGGCTTGGGATGCAGTTCATGGTCTGTCAGAGTCCTTCCAGTATTACCTTCTCAAGTCATCCAATGAAATTGCCAAAGAGAAGGGACACTGTGAATACTTTGGTAGAACTAAGTACGCTGATGGAATCCTTCCCATCGATACGTATAAGACGGATGTTGACGAGATTACTACTCAGGAGCTTACACATGATTGGGAAGGTCTTAGAGCATCTATCACCACCCATGGACTACGGCACTCAACACTGTCTGCTCAGATGCCATCAGAGAGCAGTTCCGTTGTGTCAAACGCAACAAATGGAATTGAACCACCTAGAGACTATCTGTCCATTAAGAAGAGTAAGAAGGGCCCCCTTAAACAGATTGTCCCGTCTTATCAAACGCTTAAGAATAATTATACTCTCCTCTGGGAGATGACAAGTAATCAGGGATATATTAATGTGGTGTCTGTCATGCAGAAGTTCTTTGACCAAGCCATTTCTGGTAACTGGAGTTACAATCCAGAGAACTATCCTGACAATGAGGTCCCAGTCTCACAGATGGCAAATGACCTTTTGACTACATATAAGTATGGTTGGAAGACTTCTTATTACCAGAACACCTACGACATCAAGACGGATGAAGTAGTAGAAGAGAAGTCGGAACTTAATAATCTGTTAGCGGAACTAGAACAATTAGAGGAGGGAGAGTGTGAATCCTGTGCAGTTTAAGGTTTCATCGGTGGACAATATTACGATGAATGATGTGAAAGGGATGACGGTATTCAATACTGAAGTCCATGATTCTAAAAAACAACCAATGTTTTTTGGTAAACCATTGGGAGTTCAAAGATACGATTCTTACAAGTATCCAGTCTTTGAAAAACTGACAACACAACAACTGGGATATTTCTGGAGACCTGAGGAGGTCTCCCTTCAAAAGGATAGAGCAGATTATCAGTTACTCAGACCAGAACAGAAACACATCTATACTTCTAACCTGAAGTATCAGATCATGTTGGATTCGATTCAGGGTAGAGGACCAGGGATGGCATTCATTCCTTACTGTTCTCTTCCTGAACTTGAAGCATGTATGGAAGTCTGGGGATTTATGGAGATGATCCATAGTCGTTCTTACACATACATCATCAAGAATATCTACCCTGACCCATCAGATATTTTTGATCACATCATCACTGATGATAGAATTCTTGAACGTGCCAAGAGTGTCACTGAGTCATACGACGACTTCATCAACAGTGCCCAGACATGGGGTAATGGTAATATGTGGAAGGAAGACTTCCGTAATTCACCTTCATCCAAATGGGAAATCAAAGATGTCAAACGCAAACTGTTCAGAGCAGTCGCCAACGTTAACATTCTTGAGGGTATTAGGTTCTACGTTAGTTTTGCTTGTAGTTTCGCCTTCGGTGAACTTAAGCTTATGGAAGGATCAGCTAAGATCATCTCTCTCATCGCAAGAGACGAGAACCAACACCTAGCAATCACTCAGAACATCCTGAACAAGTGGAGATCAGGTGATGATCCCGAGATGAGAGAGATCATGAAAGAAGAGGAAGAGTGGTTGTATGCCATGTTTGACAAGGCTGTCAACGAAGAGAAGAGATGGGCAGACTACCTGTTCCAGAACGGTAGTATGATCGGTCTGAATGACACACTTCTGAAGAAGTATGTTGAGTGGGTTGCTAATCGTAGAATGAAAGCAATTGGTCTCAAGCCTGTATATGATGTTGCTGCAAAGAACAATCCCCTTCCTTGGACACAACACTGGATCTCCTCTAAGGGTCTCCAGGTTGCTCCACAAGAGACAGAAGTCGAGAGTTACGTGGTCGGTGGTATCAAACAAGATGTCAAGAAGGACACCTTCTCAGGATTCAAACTCTGATAATGAGTTTTAAACCCGTTGTTATTGCCAATTTTATATCTTCTGAAAAAGCAGTTGCTCTTGGTCAGGACTATATGAAATTTTGTGATAAAGTAAACGAGCCAGGGGATGCAGCAGTTCCCCTGTCTCAATCAACTTGGGGGTATTTTACATCCCTTGAATTATTGTACCTGAAATTACCTGAGGTTTCTAAACTCATTGGTGAACCTTTGTTCCCTTCTTTTACATATTCTAGGGTATACAAGAACGGTTCTTTATTACCTCCACATAAAGATAGAGACGAATGTGAGATTTCTCTTTCGGTACACTTGTGTTCTGATAAGCCATGGACTATTTGGGTAGTGGATGAATCAGGAGTTAAATACGATGTGAATTTAAACCCAGGAGATGCACTACTCTACAATGGTATAGAACATGAACACGGTAGAACCACACTATACGATGGTCAATACTACACACAAACGTTCTTACATTACATCAGAAGTCGTGGAAAGTATTCCAAAGAATATGAAGAACATATGTCATTAATAGAATAAGAGAATTTTATGACTACATAACTCAGAACATGTGAGAACTGAGTGTGTGACTACGAAAACCCCTGGACTTTTGAGGGAGCCCCTTTTTTATCTGAGAATATTGACGATAACTTCGGTTTTGTCTATCGGATTACAAATCTCCTCAACGGTCGCCAATATATTGGGAGAAAATACTTCTGGTCTTTCCGAAAACCACCAGGAAAGAAACGAAAGGTTAAACAGGAGAGTGATTGGAAGCGGTATTACGGATCTTGTCCAGAATTAAAGGAAGACTTTAAGGCTGTTAACAATCCCGTATTTTTCAGGAGAGAAATATTATCCCTACATAGTACAAAGGGAAAGGTTAACTTTGAGGAGACTAGACAGTTGTTCCTCAACGAGGTCCTGTCTCAGAAGTTGACAGACGAGACCCCTTTGTACTACAATTCCAACATCCTTGGACGGTACTACCGTAAGGATTATTTTAACGTTTGATAATTATGAACAAGATTTTTAATACTATAGCTGCAACAATACTTGTCTCTGGAACTGCATGTGTTGCATCTACCTCAGGTGGTTACATCAAGGACATTAGTGTTAATGAAGAGATTGCAGTTCCTGTTGAAGAACCAATCGTTTGGGAGTGTCCTGACTGTACTCCTAATGAAAAGTATGTTCTGAAACAACTTCAAGAACACACCCGTATCTCTGATAGAAATGCTCTTGCAACTATCATGGGTAACATCAAATCCGAAAGTAACTTTGTTCCTAATGTTTGTGAGGGTGGAGCAAGGGTAAAATATAACGAGTGTCATGTTGGTGGTTATGGTTTGATCCAATGGACTTCTGTAAATCGTTATAGGAATCTTGGTAAGTTCTGTGATAAGTTTGGTTGTGATCCTTCCTCTTTAGAAGGACAGACACGTTACATGATTAATGAGAGTACCTTCCAACGTTATCTTCCTATGTTCGAAGGTTCTGGACAGACCGTATCTCAATATATGATCCCAGCATACAAATGGTTGGGGTGGGGTATCAAAGGATATCGTCAACAATATGCATATGACTACGTAAATAAGTTGATCAATGTTTGATAATCCAACTTACACAATTCTATTCTCTAGTTTTGTTGCATCATGTAGACCACAGATTGATACGATGTCTGTGTTGGAAGAAGTTTATCAAATTCAGTCAAAGTATCCATCTGAAGAAATTTCTAATGAAGGCGGATATCACTCCCCTGTTTTTACTGGAGGACACTTTATCAAATTACGAGATCTTGTCAGGGAATTTGTTGACAGAATTCTTGAGGAGAGGGAATATGATTTGAGAGCAACTAAGATGCAATATTGGTGTAACATCAATAAGTCCTATAGTTACAATGTTTTGCACAACCATTGTCGTACCGATTTGATCGGTTTATATTATGTTAAAGTTCCTCCAAAATCTGGAAACTTCGTGGCTCTGAGAAATGATGGATCACAATACACTAACCTTTACAACAAACGTTTGGATATGTTAAAGTATAGTGTCGAACCTGAAGAAGGTCAATTATACATTTTACCTGGACACCTCTGGCATTATGTGACTGGTAATGATAGTGAAGGGGATAGAATTTCAATCTCATTTAATATCGATACATAATTACAAGATTACGAAAACATTATGATCCCGAAAGTAGTCAAGGCAATCAAGAGTATCTTCGTTCCTGCGATTGAGTATAGGAACTTTGAGGACGACATTGAGTGTGCGATCGATGAGAACATCGTCGAGTGTGAAGAAATGGATAATGATCCATCATATGTTGGAGTTCCTGCACCTGAAGTTCTTTCAAACGATCCCTGGTTTGGTGATCCAGTTCTCTCAGAAGAGAGTAAGGATTACATGGAACGGGAAGCAGAATTTAAAAAACAAGAACAAGAGAATCGTCAGTATTGGACGAACGAGTCTGAGAACATCCATCAAGAGATGTATGATTTGGCAACTAAGAATGGTAAGACCACTGTTCAACTGAACCCCGTAGGTGGTTCAGAAACGTTCCAGGAAGGTCCAGGTGGTTGGATGTCTGGCACAGGGTATCAGGGTCAAGGGTTGACGGATCGTTGATAACCGAGTATATTAAAGAGGTGGTTGAGAGACCACTGCTGTGACCCCCTTGGTAGTTCAGGGTCAGAGGCGATAGGAACTACCACCTGACTCGTTAGCTCAGCTGGATAGAGCAACTGCCTTCTAAGCAGTCGGTCGTAGGTTCGAATCCTACACGAGTCG